TACGCAGGAAGCGCGAAGCCAAACCCGAACGACATCAGAAAATCCTGACAATGTTGGTAGCGGACGTACCAGACGCAAACACGCGGATCACCTGCAACGGCACCACCGTGCCGCCCGGGACAGCAGCAAACGTCACATCACTGCCCTGAGCCGTCAACACACGCAGCGAACCCGTGGTGCCCACAAAGATCACCGAAGGCTCACGCAGGTTGTTCGTGTCACTGGGCGTGACTGCAGCGGCGTCCCCCGGAAACATCGGGAACGTCGGACTAAAGTTGGTCTTTGCCATGCGGCCCCCAAAAGACTACCCCGCCGAAGCGGGGCTGGGTTCATCAGTTCTGGAACGTGGTCGGTGCCTGAGCGCCGTTGTCTGCACGCTGGATATATTCCACCGTCACCACAGTCGCACCCGCCGTGGGGTTACCCCCCGCCGCAGTGAACGTACCCGTCACCACCACATCCGCCGTACCAATGTTGTCGGTGGCCGAAGAAACCAGCGCAGCGTCCAGAGTCGCCCGAGCGGTTTGAGCCGTGGTCAGACCGATGTCAATCGTGGTCTGGAACGCATTGGCAGTGCCAACCTTGCCAAAGGTCGTATTCACCGCAGTGACCGAGCCGCCAGAGATGGCAGTGGTCTTCTCAACCGTGAAGCGCAGGATCTTGGCACCTGCCGGGAGCGTGAACAGGTTCTGCGCCGTGGGCGATGTAGCCATCGCAGAGAACGGCACGTTGGTGGATTGGGTCAGAACCGGCAGGCCGGTGTTCGTGCCAGCGCCGTAGCGTTGGGTGCCCATGCGAACCGGGCCAGAGAGCGTAGAAAATCCCATGATTTGTCCTCAATCTGCTCTTGCCGTCTCTGAGGAGAAGTCCGCCTAGTCGGTCGGCAAGCGTGAAGGTCTAGGTTTGTAGCAGGGTAGCATAGCGGGGTGGGGGAGTCAAGCGTAAACAAACACAAGCCCCGTAAACTTGCCCTTGCCAATTGGTTTGCCGGAGACCAAAGCACGGCGCAACGTGGGCATGGTCATTTGGTAGTGCGTCAGCACAGCGGTCAGGCTGTCAAACAACTGTCCTGAGGTCTGCTCCAGCACCTTCTTGCGCATCTTTTCCTTGGACGCCTCAGTGTGGGTTTTGCCAAGGAAGTTCTTGTTGCCCAGCGTCCGTTGACGGATAGCCTCGCGTTCAGCGTCAGTTCGCTTGTAGCCAAGGGCGTTTTGGTTACCCTTAAGCGCGTCTGACATCTTCTGACGAGTCTCGTCGGAGGGTATAAACGCTCCGCCACGCCCTTCTGCTACAGCCTGTTGAACCTTGGCACTAATCTTTGCTTTTGTTTCCTCTGTGTGCTGTTTACCAAGTCTTGGGTGACTGGACGGGTCTGCGGCATAAAGAGCTTTGACGCCATCAGAAACTCTGTCTTTGAACTCCTGCCCCCAAACACGCCCGTAATTGGGGCTAAGTTCTCCTGTGCGGCCTCTCATTGGCGCAGCAGCAGATCTCCCTGAGTTGTAACAGTGCGGCTTGCCGAAATTTTCATCCAGCCACCGATCTTCAACTTGCCAAAGCATTTCTTCAGACACTGCTGTTTCAACAACCTCAAACTTAAAGCAGTCCTCTCCGTATTTGTTCCATGAGGCCTGAAGGTGCAAACAATGATGACGGTTGCCGCGCAACATTTTTCTGTGGTTACGAAAGCGTTCTCGGGTGCTTGTAGTGCTTCCAACATAAAACTTACCGTTGACCACGTTGCGAATTTTGTAAATAACTGGCTCTTTCATGGGTGCTCCGTTACAGGTTTCGAGAGCCATAATGCTACACCCAACACACGCCGTGTGTCAATAGGAAAAAGAAAAGGCCCCCGAAGGGGCCTCTCAATCGCGCTAAGTGCTTGATTTTGTTGGGTTATGCGCCCGGCGAACCGTACACACCCAAACTGTCGCTCACACCAAAGCTGTAGCGCTCTCGCGCCTTGTAGCGGTTGTTCCCGGTGTCGAAATCTTGGTCCATTGACGTACCCAGAGGCACGCGAACAAAGTGCTTCAGACCGTTGGGCACATCAGTCTTCAAGAACCAAGCATTGGTGTCGGTCAAGAAGTGGTTGATGGTGTAGCCTTCCGGGATCGAGCCGTTGTTCTTCAGGGCGTTGATGTCGTTGTCGGTGGTGCCAACGCGCAGGCTGGTTTCCAACAGACGGGTAGCAACGAACTGCAGAGCAGGCGGAACGATCAGCTTGCGGGGCTTGGCAGCAATCAGCAGGCCCTTTTCGTCCGTCCAAGCAGCGATCTGGATCACAGCCGCTTCAAGAGACGTTTCGTTCAGGTCTGCAGCCGTCGCGGGACGGTTGCTGTTGGTGCCACCAGAGACAATCGGGTGAGCCGTCGAGAACAGGGCTTGACCGTCACCGTAGACCACGGAGGCGTTGAAACCGTTGTTCAGGACTGCTGCAGCCTTGACCTGCTTGGTGTAAGACATGGCGCGAGCCAGTGACTTGGTGTACCGAGCGGACAGGCTGTCGTACAGGTTGTCTTCCATCGCCTCTTCGGTGATGGAGAAGCCCATAGCGATGGTCTCGTGGTTGTAACGAGCGGTCCAGGCTTCCTGTGCGTTGTCGTACTGGATGGCCGAACCTTCGTTCTTCACCGGGGCTGCGGAGAAACCGGCGAGCTTAGTTTCCTCTTCGAACGAGCGCTCTGAGGACTCGGTCTCGTAGATCTCCTTGTGCTCTTCGCCGTAGCGCTTGTACTCCATGCCGAACAGAGCGTTCAGGCCGGGCAGGAGTTCCTTCAGTAGTTGGGCACGTGAAATTGCCATTTTGAGTTACTCCTTAAGCAACGTAGTAGCGATGAGCGCCGAAGGTGATCTTGACGAACACTTCCTGCGATTGCACCAGGGCGACCGTACCGGCAAGAGTCGTGCCGATAGTGGTCACAGTAAGCGCCTGACTGGTCGCGGACGCCACAGTGACTGCGCCGTTGACCGTTGCGCCACTGAACTGAAGCTGACCATTGACCACGTTGAAAAGATCCGTCCCGGTGGGGATAACCTGACCAACCGTCAGACCAGACACAGTCACCGATGTACCAGTACCGCCAGCAACGACAGTGGCACCAGTAACGATCTGCGTATCAGGCACCAGACCCAAAACGCGGAAGTTGCCCGTGGAGGTAGTGGCAGTCACAACACCACCCGCCGAGTTACCCGTAGAGGCGGAACCCGTGCTGGTGTTACCAGCCATGTTCTGACCCACAAGGATAGACGAGGCAGAGGCAATCGTCGCCGTACCGGCAGCGGTCACAACAGCAGCTTTGAAGACCGTGTCCGGGTCGTCGCAGATGATTGCGGTGATGTCGCCAGCCAGGGTGTTCGCAGGGTAGAACTGCGAGAACAGGCGCTGCTTGGTGGACGGGTTGGTGTAGTAGCAGCCCAGGAAAACGCCAACTGCCGCATTACCAGCAATGGTGTTTGCCAGGAGGGTCACATACCCACTGGTCAACTGCACGAAATCCCCGTAGAAGATGTTCGTGTTGTAGTTGTAGGCGATGGGGTAATTCCGGGTGGACCCCGAGAAAACTTGCCCCCCGATTAGATTTACGGGTTTGAACCCGTAGGGAGCTTCAATCGTCGGATAAGCCATTTAAGACTCCTTAGATTAGGAACCGCGTCCGAAAGACACTTCGCTGCGCCGTTCCTTGAACAGCGGCATACGAGCATCACTCTCGCGCATGAAGTTGTTGTCCACCGACTGCATCTGCCCTTCAGCTTGACGCTGGTAGTAGGCATTACGCTGTTCAGTGAACTCCTTTGGGGTTTTGCAAAGCAGCAGACCACCGACTTCAATACTGTCGGGGAAGCGACCTGAACCGCCTCCACCCAGTTGAATCTCAGGATGTTCGCTTGCTTTTACGGGCTCCCAGCCCTCGCGGAGTTTTGAGGAGACGTTCATCGGGTCGTTGTTCCCGAGGGTGCTGATGCGAATCCAACGGAAAGCATACCCTTCTTCCGGGTTCGGATCGGGCAGGAGTTGGGGAGGCATCCACTGCTTAGGCCGTTCAGCCTTTGCGCGGGTGTCCAATTCACGTGAAATTCTATTCTCAGCCATTTTGTTTCCTCATTTCTTCCGCAACCGCACGGGCGTACTGTTCATTGGTCAGTCCGAGCCGCTTGGCGATACTCACTTGTGATTGCGTCAGCACGATCTTTTTGGGCGCTGTGCTACGCGTGGCTGGGGATACGACAGACTTCCGGGTCTTTCCAGAGGAAAACGCTTCTGGAAAACGATTACGAATGCGGGTGTTGATCGCGTCGTAATACCCATCACTGTTCGTGTCTACCCCCGAACTCACAAGTTGCTTGTGTACTGCCAACGCAACCGCCGTCATTTCCTCATTTTCTCCAAACCACGGATTGGCTTGCTGCCACGCACGGGCTTTTTGATCAACTTGGGGCGGCGACTGAGTTGCCGGAGGGGTTTGTACCGCACTTTCTTCGCGCTGTAAAGAACCTTCCCCGCTTTTCAGTTTGTCTTCTTCAATTTTTGCTGCGGCAAGTGCATCCTGCGCTGCAATCAGAAGTCCAGAATCCCCCGTCTCATACGCTTGTTGGAGCTTGCGTTTGGCGTCTGCCAACTCAGCATCGACAATTTTCTTGCGCTCCGTAGCCTTGAGTCGCTTATTCTCCTCGGCCAATACTACCGCTGCACGTAGCGCTTCTTCGCGTTCGCGCAACGCGGTTTCCTTGGCTCGGCGCTCATCGTGGTATCCCTTGGAGAAGTGCTGGATGCGCTTCTTGACGCTGTCACTGTATTGCGACAACTCCTCATCCGTGACCTCCGCAGGGGGGTCCTTCATCGGAGTACGGCCCCGGTCTACCTCGGGGGTATCGTCTACAACCTCAATCTCGGTTTCGCCTTCAACTTCAACCTGAATCTCTTCCGGCTTTTCGTCGGGGAACCGAAAAGTTTCTTCGTGCTGGTGGTTTTGCATGAGTTACTCCTTAACCGCGCTTGATGCCACGGGGATCTTGCACAACCGCCTCGACGCTATCGTCGTTGATCAAGCGGAACTCTTGGCCGTGGATCTTCAGCCGCGTACCCGTGTTAGGCCGGACAAGCACGAAGTCACCAACTTTGCATGAAGGCCCACTGGGAAAGCGCAGCGGATCTTTGTAGCAGTCTGGCCCCATCTTTGCCACGAACAGCACCGGGCTCATTACCTCTTCAAAGTGCATGGTCTGACCCGCCTTGGCAAGTCCGCTCTCATACTCTTCTTCTGCCTTGGGGAGTACGCACAGCAGGTGGTAAGTCACCGGATCAGGCACTTGTCGGGCCTTTTCTTCGTCGGTCTGCGGCAACACGGTCGTGTTTTGGCCGTCGCTCAGGAGTAGTTCACTCATCGTCATTTTGCTCCATAGTTCGCACGAGGTCGGTGATAAAGGAATGCGCTAGAGAAAGACCCCGGATTTCTCCACACATCGACTTGTACTCGGGGAAATCTTTTGAAGCACCCGAGATGAGAACCTGCGCGAGTGCATCGCGCCGCTCTTCGATTTCTTTCAATACCACGGAAAACGCAGTGGTAGCCATGACTCGTCCTTACTGTTTGGGTTGGGGTTTGGGCTTGGGCTGTGCAGCGCGTTGTGCGGCCTGCTGCGCTTGCTGTTGCATGCGCATCTGGCTTGTTTGGGTCTGTTGCCTGACCTTCTGCTGGTGAAGCTGCTCCTTGTGTTGCATGTCCTGCTGCGCCATAGCCGCCTTCAGGCGGGGGTCCTCACCCTGCTTTCTCTGGGCATCAAGCGCCAACCGGGCTTGTTCAATCTGCAGCTTGCCTTGAGCGATCTGGAAATCCCGCTGGCTGTCAGCCTCCTTGCGCCGCAACTCCTCGGCCTTCAACTGCAGCTCGGCCTGCTTCATCTGTACTTCAGGGTTCTGGGCCATCTGCTGCGCTTGCTGTGCCTGGGCCTTCTGCATGTTGTTTTGCAGCAACTGTTGCGAGGCTTGCGCCACGAGACGACTCAACTGGACTTCCGTGTTCTCATCCAAGTCAGCATCAGGCGCGGTCAACGGCACGCCCAACTGCTCTTCCACCTGGGCCCTGTAGCTGAACGCCAAGTGCTGCGAAATGTGGGCCATGATCGCTCCCATCATCTGTTGCGCCATCGGACTCTGCCCAAGCATCTGCATGATCATGGGGTCCTTCATCAGGGCCATGTGTGTCGCAATGTGGGCTTCGTGGTCTTGGTAGATAAACGCCTTGGTCGGCTTGCCCGTCAAGAACGCCATGTTCTCGGAAATAGGGTCTTTCGGCGTCTGATCGTCCTCGATAGGCACCAACTTGGCCGCGTTCTTGATCCCCAAAACCTCAAGCATCTGCCGGTGCAACTGCGGCATGTCGTAGATCTGCGGAGCCCCTTGTGCGAGTTGCAGTGCAGCTTGGTACTGCATGATCCGCTGCGCCATAGTGGCCGCGTTAGGGTCGCTGACCGGGATGATCTCCACTTGGTCGTAGTCAGACTGCTTGACCGACCGATCACCGCCTTCTGGGGTGTAGGAATAGTCCGGTGGCAGGAAATCACGGATAACCTTCTTCAGGAGCTTGAACTCCATCTTCAGGCTGTCATGCACCCGGGCCTGCACAGCGCCCATGATCTTGAGTTGACGCTCAAGGATAGCCAGCGTCGTACCCACTGGGGCCTGGGCAGACATGTCACTGATCTTCAGGTCAGCAATAGCCGCCAGACGCCGCCCGTCATCGGTAAGCTGCTGCAGCAACACCGCCAGAACCTGACTCGGCTCCTTGTACGGCAGGGCCATGATGTTGTCTTTGACCGTCCCGCTGGGGATGTCCACATCCCTGAACTCGCCCGGAGCAATCGGCGTGTCGTCGCCCTTGATACGCAACCCACGGCTCTTCAAGCCACCGGGCAGGTTGCTCAGGGTGCCAGCATCGACCAATTGGCGCAGAATCGACGTACCCGCACGGGCGTACCCGCCCACGAGGTTGATCAAGCCAATGCCGTATGGGCCGAACCCAGGCACGTACGTGTACTGAGAAAAGTGCTGGCGCTTGAGCCTGCGGGAATCCGACTCGTCCCAGTTACGTCGAATAGCCAGAACCGTGGATGTGCCCCGGTCGATGGTGACAACGTAAGGGAGCGCGATACCGTCTTCGTCCTCATCCCCAGGCATATTCCAGTCAATATGCACCTCAAGGATCTGATACCGGTCGTCGTCAGTGAGTGAGTACCCCTGCTCCTCGGCTTTCTTCTTCTCCACGTCCGTGAAGATCCGCACGGGCTCCCCAAGCTCTACCTCACGGTAGAACCCTTCTACCTGCAGCTTCTTGATCTCGTTCTCGGTCTTACGCATCACGTGGGTTACACGCTCGGCGCTGTAGATATTCGACGCCCCGTACGGGATGACCATGTCCTCTGCGGGAATGAACGGAGCAGCAGGACGCTCAAGGCTGGGGTCGAAGTAGATCTTCTTGAACGCGGACCCCGACAGGCCCAGGTTGAACAGCATCCGCTCGTGCTCCGACCGGTACTCCACCATCTCTTCTGTGAGGCGGAAGTTCATGTCGTCCTGCACGCGTATCGCAGCTTCCTTCTTCTCCTGGGTCTCCTCCCCGATGATCTGCGTCTTAACCGGTCCTTGAGCCGGGAATGTCTCCGTGATCAACTCAGACTGGAATCTGACTGCAGCCTCAGTCAGCAGCGGGGAATACGCACCACATGCACCGTTCCACGGCTCGGTACGCTCCTCATACTTCATGCCCAGAACTTCCAACCCCTTGACATAGGCTTCGGCCCAGTCCTTGCGCGAGTTGATGTCCGCATCCACCAAGGCAATGATCTCGGACGCCAGGGACTGCATCTCCCCCTCGTCCATGAACTCCGCGAGGTTTGCGTCAAAATCTTCCGCCGTAGGGGTTTCCGGCGTCAATTCAATCTCGACCCCATCAATTCCGATGTTTACGGCTTCCGGGTCCTCGATTTCAATCTCGATGGCGGGCTCGTCCGTCATGAGCATAGGGTCCATCGGGGAGAGTGCGCTGTCGATGTTTGTAGCCATGATCTGTCCTTAGTAGTAAGCAGTACGCCGGCTGCTCTTGAAGTACCGTTGTTCTTCCCGCTCGTCCGTAGGCAAGCGTACAAACCCACCTTGGCGAAACCGCATCAGCGCCATCACCGTGGAGTCCACCAAGTCGTCGTTCGACATGAACGGGAACCCGGCAATCTCCTCCACAACCTCTTCAGCCCATCGGGTTTGTGGCACCCAGCACAGCTTGGACTTGACGATATCGGCTACGGAGTTGAGTCGGGCAAGTTTATCCCCGGAACCCCTGTGTGGGGTGTATTCCTGCACGGGCAACCCCATGCGCCGCATCTCCTGATACAACGCCGTACCGCTGGACTTTTTTTCAACGATGAACGAATCCGGCTCCCACTGTTTGTACTCTTCCAGCGCCAGCGCCTTCAATTCTGGGAACTCCAAGCGCTTCTTGATACTGTTGAGCAGGATGATGTTGTGGCAATCTTCCTCATCGTTGAACCACACACCCCAGGTAGTAAGCGCCGTGAAGTCAGCACGGTTGTGGGATTCCGCTGCCGCGTCCAAGGACATGATGACGTACTCGCACCTGGGCGGGTCCTCCCCTTCCCAAGTGTTCCACCACTCCCGCTTGATGACCGACGCTTCTTCGGCGGTGGGGTTCTGCTGGTACTGAGCATTCCACTGGAACAACGGCATGGACGCCTTGGTCCGTAGCAGGGCAGAGACGTCATAGAACTCCGGCCACAACGCACTCTGCGAACCACCATTGCGTTCAAACAACGCGGGGAACTCCACTACCTCATACTGATCTGCGTCGGGGTTCTGCCCCATATCCTTGGTCACCCGACCCGTCAGGTCACTCAAATGCCAGCGGGTCTGGATGATGGCAACACGTCCACCCGGCATGAGACGCGTACGGGCACCGTATGTAAACCACTCATACGCCTTGTCGAACACCTCAAAGTTGCCGTTGATGATGTCCTGCTCGTTATGTGGGTCGTCCACCAGAAGCAAATCCGCACCGCGCCCAGCCAGCGCGGAACCTACGCCGCAGGCGTAGTATTCGCCCCCTACATTTGTATTCCACCGACCCGCAGACTTGCTGTCCTGGGCCAGGAACACCGTAGGAAACACCTGCTTGTAAGCATCGGTGTCGATGATGTTACGCACCTTACGCCCGAAGTCCACGGCAAGATCTGACGTGTGCGAGACCATCAGCACCTTCTTGGTAGGGTACTTGCCGATGAACCACGCCGGGAAATAAATCGACACAAGCTGGCTTTTGCCATGCCGGGGCGGGATGTTCACGCACACCCGATCCTTCTTACCTTCGGCAATCGCCATCAGCATGTCAGCCAAGATCCGGTGATGCTTACCTACCTTGTAATCCGGCTGTATGTGCTTGCAGAACTCGATCAGATCGTCCCGACAACGCTGGGCCTGACGCCTGCCTGACAGGGCTTCTGCAATCTGCAGGATCTCCTCCTGCTCCGAAGAGTCAAACTGCTCGATGTTGGCAACCAACAGATCGATATCGTCGTCTGTCAGGTCATCGAACGTGTCTGCAACGGTCAATTCAGCTCCTCCGGAGCCATCCCAAGCTCCGCATCGAGGTCTACAACCAGCGGAATATCCTCTACAGGGGCGGAATTGATGACATTTGCATCTTCCACATCGTTTTTCAGGGCTTTGGAACGCAACGCCTGGAGCTTTTCACGCAACGATTGCTTCAAATCGTCCGTAGAACGGTGGGTAACCGTCACTTCCGAGCGTTCCGTGAACAAACCAACGTCAGAAATCTTACCCAGAAGCTCTAAAGCACGAATACGCACCCTGGGATCAGGGTTTGACGCCTCTTGGAGCAGCTTGTTAGTAACAAACGTCCGAATCTGGACCGCATTACGCACCACCACATGACTGAACTCCTGCAACGCATCCTCCAACTGCAGGATTGCAGCGGGGCGCATGGCCGAAAACTTCGCCGGAGTCATGGATTTGCTGGTGGCCTCCTCGTCCTTGGCGTACGAAGTC